TTTTTATTAACTTATGCAGACTTCTCAATCTGCGGGCCAGGACGGGGCCAAATCCGTCCAAGCGAAGGAAGATCAAGGTCTTCCTGATGCCTACCGGCATCGATTCTTTGATAAACCAGAGAATTGGTCTGACAAGGTCTTGTCATCTAGGATTAATAAAAATCCTATCGTAGATTTATGTCTACGTTTGTCCACTTTCCGAGTTGGACCAAACAGCAATGGCTGTTTTGACCCAAAGTTGGGTAAGGACAACGTTCGTGGTCCTAGAAGACTCTACCAGATGATTGGAAAGTTCCTCGAACGGGGAACATACAATCGAATGGTTTGTTCTTCTGAACGACAATGGAAATTTGTCGAGGAATGTTGGATCGCCAACATGCACACTGTCCTCTTAAATCAGTGTTTCGATCCAGTCAAACTAGATCGTAAGCTTTTCAGATCTATTCAGATCTATAAACTTTGGTTTATTAAATTCTTCTTCGCTGGTAAGCGGAGAACCGTTTTGAAGAAAAACGGTAAGAAGAAAACCGTCTTCTCACCTCTCAACTTTGAGAGAGGCCTCAAGGGCCTTAAAGCCATTTCTGGATGGCTTCAGTGGGCCGCTCTAAGCGACATGAAGGAGCATAACGCTCCTCCTCCACCAATCCCGTATTGGGATGGTTGGCATTCTGAATCTCAGAATCTCGAACTTAAATGGTTCGCGGGAAATCTTTCCCGTTATAGGTCAATATTAACTGACCTTAAATTCACAGATGCTGAATTGACTAATCTTTGTCAGATTAGAACCTTCGGAAGGGCACTCCCGTGCCCAACCAAGAACATGTGTTCTGAAGCCTTCCGTAGTCAGATGGCTATTCTCACAACTGAGAAGATCACTCCACCGGAGAGATTAAAAGTGGTTTCTCACTTTTCTAATGAGCTCGGAAAAAGGCTCAATGTAAGGGAAATGCCCTTACACACTCATGTATCCGTGAGTACTTCAGGTTGCTTCGAGAGAAGCCAAGAAGAAGGAGGACTGGCCGGTGAGGTCAGTAGCTGGATAAACCAGCTGGACGTTCCACTTGACCAAGTCAGAGTGGGTCCCAGGCACTTGGGCGGTGCCTTTACAGATACTCTCTTGGATCTCTTCGAGTCTTGCGGCCCGATAATAGACATTCTTGATGTCTATGGGGAAGCTCTCTTCCCAAGACCAAAGTCCTTCTACGGACTTAGCGTTGGTCTTAAAGGCCTAGGCCTTAAAAGGAAAAACCTTTCCTTACTCGACACCCTTTACGGTGGTGCCGGACTTTCCTCGAAAAAAAGGAAAGCTTCAAAGTTTCTTGATGAAGAAGCTCTCCCTTCCTCTTTGGGGAAGGTTATACTCCTTCTCTCTTCTGTTCTCGCAGAAGACCAAGGGGTATTCCTGTCTGACCTGACAGGGAAACCTCTGTATCCAGAAGTATATTTGCACGTCGCAAATTGGAAAATCCCGGTTTACCGGGGAGGGCAAATGAGACATCATCTCATTTACAAGCCCATCGACATGCCAATGTCGAAACTCGACTGTTTAGCCGAGCCGGGCGCGAAAACCCGCCCGCTTGGTAAGAACCAAGCCTGGTTCACGATGGTGACCCGAGCCATGAGATTCATGGCTGAACCCATCCTTTCAAGGGATGGAAGAGCCAGAATTGGCTTAAGGTCTACGAATAAAATGTGGACCTTTCTTAAGTACCTTAAGAGAGTTGCACCTAAATATGCAACTTTAATCTGTCAGTCAACAGATTATAGATCAGCAACTGATCTAATTCCGCTTGATATCCTACAAGCGTTGTGGACAGGCTTCCTCCGTAGCCTTCCAAAAAGACATCCATTTTGGGTCTTTGGTTCTTTGATTGTTTGTCAAAGGCAGATGTTTAAAGCATCTAAATTCTCCCGGTTGGAAGAAGAGTTCCCCGACGGAACTTTGAACCTTCGCGGTTCATTCATGGGAGAACCCATGAGTTTCCTAAGTTTAACTTTGGAGAATCTCCTTGTTGAAGAGATTTCTTCACATTATTATTATAATGTTGAATCCCGAGTCTGGGATTTTCCAATCAAGAGGGATCTCTTGAGAGGAGACCCAATATGTGTCTGCGGCGACGACGTCGCCGCCCTCAGGGACGACCTGAGGAGAATTTTCCTTTTCAGGAAAATTGCCATCGACATGGGATGGGAATTCTCCTGGAAGGAGGGTATATCCTGCCGGATATTGATCTTTTGTGAAGATCATGCTCTTGTTACAAGAGATGATAAAGGAACCTCCATCCTTTATGTAGACGTTATCAAATCACGTCTTCTCACGACCATGAGTCGTGAGCACTCCGATAACAGGAGTTCTATTCTTGGCAAAGGAAGAATGTTAAGTAATCAACTCGATTACTTTGAGAACAAAAATCTCAAGATAGCCGTCTTAGGCTATTTCAGGAACATCTTTGACAGATGTTTCTCTTACGGGATTATCCGTAACCAGGCATGTAAGATGCCTATATATCTCCCACCTTGTGCAGGTGGTATGGGACTTCCCATAGTAGACAGCTTAATGCCGTCTTTCATGTGGCCATATATTGGACACGTATTTGAGGTCTTAGACCTCAAATCTGAATCTGAAAGATTCGTTAAACTTGCTGAACTAGCAAGTCTAAACAGCCGTATTAAGCACGGCTTCAGTTCGGATGTAAATCCGATACTTAAGTCTATATTCAAGACTTATTCCAAGGCTATACCAGGGAAGCGTGAAGTGAGCTCCACTTCAATTTACGACGATTCGTTCGTAATAACACTTCTACAAGAAGTGTATCAGGTTGAACTACCTGATGACCCATATGTTCACACATATGATTTCTCATCTTTGAGAAATGAAGCCAGCAGAGTTGGTTTCGTCCCACTCACTTCTTTGACAGAAGAAGTCGAGAGGGTCATGAATTTCCAAAAATTCATTAAACACGGTTCCAAAAGAGAACCGAGGACATTCAACACTTGGTTGAATTCTTCCAAAAGGTATTGGAAGTTTCTCTCCGACCCTTCGGAGTCTTCTCGTCTTTCGAGAATTGGGAAAAACCGATGGAAATCGGTTGCTGCTCTTGAGAAGAGCATAACCAGGGGTTTCTCTGGTTGGATCTACGTCGGTGAAGACGTAGAGCAGATGACCCTGATCAACTCAGGTCCATCTTTAAAAATCTCTTTTTCTAGAGATTCAAGACTCGGCGGAAAGCTGCGTCTGTACAATCAACCTTTCCAGGATGATTAGCCGGCTAAGGCTGGATAGCTGTCGAGGCAGCTTAGGAATTTGGCGTTCCTTCTATCCATTGGGCTTGAGAACCCAG